CTGTGGTTTGCATGGTCAGTAGCATTTGTACTCATAGTACACGGACTGCTACCATGGGTCTGGGGTATGAAAGCGTCAGACATGATGGCAATGAAAGAGATAGAACGTCTTGAAAAGATACGGCGGGGTCGGAGCGGGTACGAATGATCGCTGTATGCGTTGCATTAATGAATGAAGTATGGAATCCCTACGGTAGTCAAGAATTAGATCTTCTCGGCGGGGTCGGAGCGTACCGCGATAGACGGGGAGAAGTGAAAGAAACCTCTCTGCTTCAGACTGATGCCTGGGAGTTCAAAGTAGGTTTTCGGCCTCCCATCTGGTGCTTCATTGATGAAGATGGAAACGCGACTTTGAGTAAATATTCGGCACAATGGGAGAGAACAAACCAAGCTTTCGAGGCTCCACCAGAAAATAATCCTTGACATTTCTTCCTATCAAATGTTACAATATTGTTACAAAATGATATTATATTTTGTGAAAATTTAACATACTTCGCTGTGAAGCGACAGAGATCGTCGTGAGACGATAGGAGAATACAATGAAATATCTACTAATCGTGGCGGGGTTACTGATGACCGCTCAAGCATATTCTCAGGAGATTGTGGTAGTCGAAAAACAAGGAAAGAAGTACGCGCTTGTTACAAGCTGCACGACTACAAGTAGACCTACGGCTGTTTCGGTACGAGGAAAGCCAGAGAAAGGTTCCACCGTGGTACTCAAAACACGGAAGAAAACACATAAATGTGAAGTTACAAAAGCTGTATTTATCACATAAAAATAAAGGGGCCTAGTGCCCCTTTTTACTTTATATCTTTTTTGTACTTTCTCGATGCTTGAGTATGATGAATAATTGGGTTCTCTACCTCAATACGATCTGCTACAGAAATCCATTCATATCCTAGCGTATCATGAGGAATTTTATTTGTTTCCACCACTTTTTGTAAAGTTTTTTGATCCCACACTTCAGGCGTTCTTGCCTGCTCTTCCACCCAAAGATCTAGCAAAGTTACTCCTGCTTCATTGTTTGGAATATAAATAGTGCCCGAAAGAAGTTCTCTCTCATAATTATTAAAGTAAGCATTCCACCAGCATAAGCCGGGAACTTCGGGATGTTTTATAGGAGGAATGGGTCTAAGTAGGCGAGAGTCTATGTCAACGTACAGTATATCATCTTTTAATTGTTTTAGTGCTGACTGTAGTATTTTTGGTTTTAGTGCACAGTTTGTTTCCCAAGACCCAGTAGAAGGTGTGCGCACTATAAAAAATTCGCAGGAAGAGTAACTCTCTTCCCACGACTTTGCTTCATTTTCATAAGGAGTGCCTTCAGTGTAGAAGGCTAAAACTATCATTGTTTTTCGTATCCTTGCTTTTTCCATCTATCTAATGTCTCTTTATGAATAGCTTTGTGGGAATAGTGAAATGCCATTCCCCCAAATACCATTGGACATAGAAAAATTGCAAGTAATCCTATCATACTTCTACTAAAATATCTTTTAGATTTGGTTCAAAGAAGTTTGGTCCTTTGATAACTTTGCCATCTTCTCTTTTGAGAGGGCGTCCGTCTGCTCCGAGTTTACTCATATTAGAGCGATGAACTTCGAGATAACACTCATCAAGGTCAAGCCCAAATGCATGACCAGCACCGTAGATAACATACAGTAAATCTGTGAGAGCGTCGGCAACCTCAACGAGGTCACGATTTTCAATAGCTTCTTCCAGTTCCTCATACTCTTCTCGAATTAATTCTAGGCGTAGTTCACGAGTGGAGAAGTCAGGCCAAGTCGGATGAACCTGGACTTCCTGACCAAACGCCTCCATGAAATCACCTGCAAGTTCAAAATTAGTTGGTATCATTTTTCTTCCTTTTACTTCGTGAAATTGCGGCCTTCTTTGCTAGCCGCCTGCGTTCTGATTTGGGAACGTAATACTCTCGTTGTCTTACTTCCCATACGATGTCAGCACACTTTTTCTTGAATACTCGTAGTGCTGACTCTACATTGTTGTTTCTTACCTTAACTTTCGGCATTTCTTTCCTTTGCTCGTAGCATGGGAGGTAGACCCCAAACAGCTTGTGCTTCTACTTTGTGGCCAGCAGCATTCACTACTAACATAACACGCTTACCTTTCAGCCATGCTTCCTGTTGATTTCTCAACCGTTGTATTGGAGTAAGTGATCGGCAACCTCGGCTACTACGACGTAGACCTTGGCTTGTACTGTTTGACTTACCCATTCTTTTCTTCTTGGCCATTAAATTACTCCTCGTCTCATAAATGTCCAACCACGTTTTTTAAGATAGAAAACTTGTTTTCGAATAGCGTTCATAGTGCGTCCTGGGAACATTTCTAGCAATTCTGCTTCATTCTTTAAATGGTAATTGTTCCTGAGCAGGTTACGCTCTTCTGAATTCCAAGGTTTCTTCTGATATTCTTTCATGTTGTATATTATAGGTGATTCTGTCCGAGAAGTCAAGAAGTATTTTTCTTTGGTAGCAAAATATAACACGTAGTTATGAGTGACATAACTGAAAAAATTTCTTGACATCTCCCCCGTTTTTCAGTATAATATACACATCTACGAAAATACATAGGAGATTTGTATGCTTGATTATACCACCGCACTAATTGTTTTCGCCCTTTGTATGTCCGGAGCCGCAGGCACTGCGTTTCATCTTGGACGGCGAGAAGGTATAGAAAATACCGTACAATATCTAATTGACACAGGAGTGTTAGAGGTAGATGACGAAGAAGGTTAGGGCAACACCTATATCCAAGTTGCCCACAAAAACAGCCTCCCACAAGGAGTATAAAGGGTAACATGAAAAAAGTAGTAGTTAGTATTTTACTAATCGCAGCGGGGTCAGCGATGGCAGAGGAAGCCGAAGACCCAGACCTCAGACCAAACTTAGAAGAATTAGTCGTAACCGGCTATCAGTGGGATGCCGAAGAGCTTCGAGGAACACTGATGATGGGTTTATCAGGAGCATATTTGATACACGAATACGACAAGAAGCGAAACGAATGGCGTTTTATTCGAGCGTCAAACGAACGTAAAGAGGACAAAGAATGAATAAAGAAGCCGTCTATGAACAGCTAAAGATTGATGAAGGAGTTGTCTATGAAATTTATTTGGACCATCTTGGGTACAAAACCTTCGGAGTGGGACATCTCGTGCTTGAGTCAGATCCAGAGCACGGATACGCCGTCGGAGAGCCAGTCTCAGTCGAGCGAGTTATCGAGTGTTTTAACAGCGATCTCGATGTGGCTGTAAGCGAGTGTGTAGCTCTCTATGGTGCAGACATCTGGTGCGGTTTTCCAGGAGAAGTACAAGAGATACTCGTGAACATGATGTTCAACCTCGGACGCCCACGACTCGGAAAGTTTAAGAAGTTTAATGCCGCACTCGAAGTAGGCGACTGGGCTACAGCAGGAGTAGAAGGCCGAGACTCTCTTTGGCACCGCCAAGTTGGGAAACGAGCTGAAAGATTAATGACGAGAATGGAGAACGTATAACCATGGCAATTTATTGCACAGAACACGAGCGCGCTCAGTACGAAGAGAAAGGGTACTGGCGCTCTCTACCAGAAATGGTGCCCTCAGTAGTATTTAAGGCTCGACGCCAGGATGACGACGGTAATTTTGACTGGGTAGATGTATCTACTTGGGATATATTTGCCAAGCGTCGAGTACTTATTTTCTCCCTGCCGGGCGCTTTCACGCCAACCTGTTCCACCTACCAACTGCCCTCTTTCGAGCATTTGGCAGAAGACATCTATTGTGAAGGAATCGACGACATCTACTGCATCACAGTAAACGATGCGTTTGTATGTAACGCTTGGGCACGAGACCACGAACTTCACGAGATAGTAGTAATTCCAGATGGTAGTGGTAAATTTACGGAAGAAATGCAAATGCTTGTAGACAAAGACAACATTGGCTTTGGTCGCCGTTCATGGCGATATGCAGCAGTTGTAGATAATGGACACATTACTGACTGGTTCATCGAAGAAGGAAAAGAAGACAATCATGAGAAGGATCCTTATATGTTTACAGATCCTGAATTTATACTTAATAAGCTACGAAACGGAAATTAGTTCTTGACTTTCACTGCTGATACGAGTATAATACTCTCATGAATTTATTTTACTTAGATAAAGATTTAGACAAGTGCGCCGAGTATCATGTTGACAAGCACGTTAACAAGATGATACTCGAGGCCGCACAGTTACTCTGTACTGCGATATGGGTAGATACTCTACTCGGCTTCGTACCTCGAGCACTCGAGAAAGATGAAGCCGCAGTACTCAATGAATACAAAAAGCTTGAGAAACCTCTCAAGCCCGAAGAAAGACAACTTACCCCATATCTTGGTATGATGTACAATCATCCCTGCACGATATGGACACGCTCATCACTAGACAATTACGAGTGGACATGGTGCTATGCTCATGCTCTCGCAGAGGAATTTAGGTATCGCTACGGCAAAGAACACAAGTCATTCTGGCAGGTCATCAACAAATTACCTGACCCAGTCAACATTAAACGAGTGGGGCTCACCACGTTTGGACTTGCGATGCCTGAAGTACTCAAAAACTATGATGACCCAATACAGTCTTACCGTGATTATTATCATCTTGACAAGGCTACTTTCGCCAGTTGGAGCCATAGACCAACTCCCGATTGGTGGGATGAGTCTCTTGCTGACTACGAACAGAGGATTACAGCGAAATGAGTAGAGTAGAATTAGTAGGGCTGACAAAGCCAAATATTGCCACAGGTTGCCATACCGCAGAAGAGTTGGTAGCCTATGCAGCACGAGTAAGTAACCCAGAGAATCAAAACCATCACGAAAGCGCACCACGCCTGCTACGATACCTTATTCGTCACGGGCACTGGTCTCCTTTCGAGATGGTAAGTATTACTATGGAAATTCGCACCACTCGAGATATTGCTCGACAGATGTTGCGTCACCGTAGTTTTAGCTTTCAAGAGTTTAGCCAGCGGTATGCTATTGCAGAAGACTTTTACTATCGTGAAGCTCGCCTGCAAGATCCTAGCAACCGTCAGAACAGTATTGAGCTGGAAGACTCTGAAGATTTTGGTAAAGGCGGAAACAAGTCTCAACACGAACGCCTGTACGAAGACTGGAACATGAAGCAAGCAAAAGTATTAGATGCGTCAAAGAAAGCGTATCGCTGGGCACTAGATAATGGTATTGCAAAAGAGCAAGCCCGTGCAGTGCTACCAGAAGGTAATACAGTATCTACGCTATACATGAGCGGAACTCTTCGTTCGTGGATTCACTATTGCGACCTGCGGAGGGGTCACGGCACCCAGAAAGAACATATGCGTATTGCAGATCAGTGCTGGGATATTATTGCAACTCACTTCCCTGACGTTGCCGAGGCCGTAGAATGAAAGTACATGACCCAGTAAATAGTCCTTTACATTACCGACGAGATGATGTAGAATGTATTGATGCGATGAAGACAACAACATCCACAGAAGGATTTGAAGAGTACTGCCGCCTCAATGCTTTCAAATACATTTGGAGAGCAAACAACAAACAGAACAAAGTACAAGATATAAAGAAAGCTATCTGGTACTTACGTATGTCAATAGGAGACGATCCTCGTGAGCAAGGGCAGTAGATCAAGAGTAGAAAACACAAGAAAATTTTACGAGAATTGGGAGAAAATCTTTGGTACGGAAGATCAAAAAGAAAGACCACGAGAACCTGAGCGAAAGCAATATATCGAAAGTTATAACTTTGTTGAATGGGGAAACACCTATTTCCAAGAAGGTTGCGTGCGATATGCTGAATATAGCATACAATACCACGCGCCTCCAGAGAATCATTGATGATTACCAAGATAAAATCGAGTATCGTGAAGTACGTAAAAAGCAGAATCGAGGACGAGGAGCAACAAATGAAGAAATTCGTGAAGCAGTTGAACGATACCTTTCCGGAGATTCAATTGCCGAGATCGCGAAAGGATTATTTAGATCGAGTGGATTCGTTAGATCTCTCATTGAGCGAGTCGGAGTCCCAAAGGTTGAGAGAGAAAGCGGAATCTCTATACTTCCTGAGTCTTGCATTGGTGAATCGTTCGCGCCCGGAGAAATCGTCTGGTCAGCAGTCTACCAAAAGCCAGCCCGAGTCGACTACGAACTCTCAGTCGACTACCAAGCAGAAAAAGCCGGATTCTCAGACGTAAACTACGAGAAAAAGTACGGTAGTAAATGCTATGCAATCTACATCATGGAAGAAGTCAGAGAAGAGGCAGACAAATGGGCAAACATAGATAAGGGTGGCTATGCTGCTTACTCTCTTGCCTATGATCTCGGAAAGCTGTCTCACCTTGAAAAATACGGAGTAGATTTATCACGTATCTAAAAATACTTCTTGACTTCTTTAGCTATATCATCTATAATAGTATCTTAAATGACGAATAGAATCAAAAAAGAAACCGCAGAACTTATTGCTTTTCCACCAACTAC